CCGACTAAAAGAAATTATAGCGGCATAGTTTATATGCCCCTATAGTTTAATGGTAAAACAGCGGATTTATATCCCGTGCGCAACAGATAATTGGCCAATCTCGGTTCGACTCCGGGTGGGGGTACCAATTTTTAACATCTGACCTAACGCTGGCAACAGAGGAAGCTCAGGACTCACGCAAGAAGCGAGTAGGAGACTTAGGTCGTTAAACTACCTAGATATAGTGAGCAACACAAACAGAACCTGGGAACTTCTTGCCTATAGGTTCGGGTTGTGGCAAAGATGAATGTTAGGATAAAACAGAATCCTGGCTACTAGATGTTAAATTTGCTCCTATAGTATAAAGGCATTACGCTACATTGGTAATGTAGTAACCCTGGATCGATACCAGGTGGGAGCACCAGCAATACAGTAAGATCAATTGGCTCATAGTGAAGTGGTATAACAACAGGTTTTGATCCTGTCATCCTTGGTTCGATTCCAAGTGGGCCTGCCAAACAGTCCGGAGCATGCGAGTCCTACAATAAGTAGGAGAAACTCCACTTATAGCTGGAATTTACCAGTGAACCCTATGGACGCATGGGGCTACGGGCATCCGGGAGGACAACTCCCAACCTATTCCGGTGTAGTATAATGGCAGTGCGGCGGTCTCCAAAACCGTTAGTGGGGGTTCGATTCCCTCCACCGGAGCCAAATACAATTTGTACAGTATAATGTACAAAACACCCCAAAATTGTACATTATACTGTACACTTTAATATATAAAATATGCACAAGTACCAGAGTGGCCTAATGGCGGGGACTGCAAATCCCTTGTTCGTCGGTTCGAATCCGACCTTGTGCTCCAAATTAAAACAAAAGACGAAGATAGGTGTCCTACTTGAAATTGGCCCTGTACAGCTAGACTGTGACACTTTTGTTTTATATAGCAATATAGCTTAGTTGGTAGAGCAGATCCTTCATACGGATAAGGTCACTAGTTCGAGTCTAGTTATTGCTACCATGCCTCCATAGCTCATTTGGATTAGAGCATTTGGCTACGAACCAAAAGGTGGGGAGTTCGAATCTCTCTGGGGGCTCCAGTTTTAAACGCGGTTATGGCGTAGTAGGTAACGCACGTGCTTGCCAAGCATGAGTCACGAGTTCGACCCTCGTTAGCCGCTCCAATGGTGTCTATAGTGTAGCGGTAACACTAAGGATTGTGATTCCTTCATCACCGGTTCGAACCCGGTTAGACACCCCACTTGACATTTTGGTAAATTGACTGTATAATACACATATGAAAAATAAAAACACATATACAAAGTTCCAAGAAGCAGAAGATGCTGAAACAGCCTATGCTATGATATTATCTGGGCAATGGACTGTTGAACGGTTTGCTGAATGGCTTGATCAGGTCAAACATATTGAATACATGTATGCCACAGCAGATGAGAGCTTTTGAGTGACAGAAGATGAACAATTAGCCTGGGATATATTAAGCACACCTGACAATGCGGTGTTTAAGCGGTTTCGTATGACGCACAGTACCACATGGCTAACCAGAGAGCGTAAGATATTATTGATACGAGATATGGAAACAGCACACATCATAAGTTGTATTAACATGTTAGAACGATTAGAACAAAATGATACATTGGCCTATGGCGGCTTAATTAAAGAACTTAGAAAACGAGGGCATGAATATGAAAACCAAATTTGATTGGAATGGTCTGAGTGATTTACCTGATGTAAGTCAAGAAGCACTTAAAAACTATTTCTTATATGCTCTACAGCCAGGTAGTTTTATAACTAGTCTATTAAGTTGTGACCCGTGGACTGATGTTATTGCTCGCGCAGATCATTGGAACAAAACACGTTTACAAGAATATCTAAACTGGTTACAGGAATTGGCTCCCCCTGGTAGTTGGGGCAGCCAAGACATTGTTGCTGATTGGTTAGCAAAAGGTCCTGCGTATGAAAAGTTCCAAAAGTCTATGACCTGGGAAATACTACAAGCAAATCAATATGAAACTAAGGATTATGACTTTTAAGCAACAACCTAAATGGGTAAAAGATAAAGAAGCACTACAAAAGCACATAGAACCACCTGCTGAGTTTGTTGGTGAAATGGGTGCCGACGGTGTTATTGATGGTCTGTTACCCAACGGTGAAGAGTACGGTTGGTACAAACGTAGAGGCACTAAGGATACTAAGTTCAAAGGACGTAAGGTATGAATCGAGTTGGAACCATACACTTGCCCTGTGGTGGGCAAGCATCATTTGACCATTCAGCAGGACATGGATATGTCTGTGAAGATTGTTTATGTGTTGTGGGCAGTGTGTCACAGCCCAGTGAATGTGTAGAAGCTGTAGAGAAATATAAAGTTCTTAATATATTAGGCAGCAAAGTGAGATGGGATTATACCCATGGTCGAGAAGTTGTATGAAGTGGCGATACAACGGGCGGGCTAGTTTTAGCACTATACTTGCTTGGTGCTATCAGCATCTCGACGTTGATGATTGGGAAACCAATATGAATGGAACGATTTGGTTCAAAGCTGAGCCAGCGTATACTATGTTTATGTTAAAGTGGGGCTAAGTTGGATAACTATCTTACTATCACAAATGAAATGTTTTGGCATGTTGGATTAAGTTTTAGTCATGACGGGAAATACCCACCGCAAAAAGAGATAGAAAACCATTTTAACTTTTTAGTAGTTGGTTGTTGGGGAAATGAAGTTACAATACAATTTAAGCATGCCGCAGATGCTTCGATGTTTGCCCTAAGGTGGCTATGATATACTACTGTGAATTTTCAGAAGATAAAAACTTGATACAAGGGTTCCTCCAATCTAGAATAGTTAGTAGATACTTAATCGTTGACCGTGACAGCATACCTGGGCAGGTTGGTTATAATGCCAAGACTATTGTCGCACTAACACCTGGCACTAAAGATTTTTATTGGTATAAGCATAGAGACAAACAGTCTGTAATGTTAACTAAAGAAGAACAGCAAGAATTAATGCTACAAATATTAAAAAGTGAGACTTGGTAATGGACTTTACAATTGACCCAGCATATCTAACCAGTGTAAGCATACGCGAAGAGTGGAATGAGTATACTAAAAATGGTCGTGAGCCCACAGCAGAAGAACTATTGCTGATCCTACAGGGCAAGGGAAAAGTTACCTTGGGCAGGTCAGAAGACCACCCAGAGTTTACTAAATTGCGTGAGCATTTAGGCAGTGAGGGTTATATTGAAATAGAACGCGGTTGGTGGAATGGTGATAGATGTCTAAAGCCATTTACGCTTAATGGTAAAAAGTTTAAGATAGGAGAGCAGTTTAGCAGTGCCGGAGCATTGGGTAACCATTTTGCTGTACGAGCCAAATATCCAGAATATTACAAGGATGAAGACGATGATGAAACCGTGGATTGAAAACATCAGCTTAGATGATGTTCGTAAAGGCCATCATTATGATGCTGGCGACAATAGTATGCTAATCCAGATCTGTGACTATAACACTGAGTTTCCAACGCCAAAACATCAGTTTAAAGAAACTCTACAGTTTAACTTCTTAGATGTAGAAGAAGATGACAAACTATTATATGAATGTGTTATATCCAACGATGATGCTAACAGCATTGCCAGCGCACTACAACGTGCTTGGGATAATCATATGAACGTAGTAGTCCACTGTCATATGGGAATTAGTCGCAGTGGTGCTGTAGCTGAAGTTGGAGAAATGCTAGGCTTTCGAAGCACAGATAAGTTTAGAGTTCCTAATCAAACAGTAAAACGCAAACTAACAACAGCATTAAATTTAAAGCAGTATTAAGAAATATGCTACCTTAGCTCATCTGGTAGAGCACCGGCCTGAAGAGTCGGGTGTGCTTGGTTCAAGTCCAAGAGGTAGCACCAGTATTCCAACCGCATTACGTTTGGGGTGAAGTAGGACGTATTAGTTTTAATAAAACCCTGTAGTATTTAAAAACCTACCAAGCAAGGAGGAATCACAGCGCAAGCTGATGACAATCGCGGTGACTTGCTACCCGGGAGAAAGCTGTAACATTACGTATTCGAGGTTAGGAGAGTACAGCAAACCGCCCAACTGGAAGTGTGGCTGAGCCCGGCTTAAGGCGGCAGTCTTGAAAACTGTTGAACAGAAATGTTCCGTGAGTTCGAATCTCACCGCTTCCGCCAATATTACTTGACAACGTTAGCTAACGGTGTTATAATAGTTACATAAATTAGGAGAGCTGGCCGAGTGGTCGAAGGCACTTCCCTGCTAAGGAAGCATACGGGCTTAAATCTGTATCGAGGGTTCGAATCCCTCGCTCTCCGCCAAGTTTTAGGGCCTATAGCTTAATTGGTTGAAGCAACAAACTCATAATTTGGAGATTCCTGGTTCAAGTCCAGGTGGGCCCACCAAATGCAGGTGTGGAGAAATTGGTATACTCAGCAGACTTAAAATCTGCCGCTTCACAGCATGGCGGTTCGACCCCGCCCACCTGCACCAAATCCGGTGTTAGTTAAATGGATATAACAGGGGATTTCTACTCCCTAGTTGGGGGTTCGATTCCCTCACGCCGGACCATATAAAGGCTATATATGAAATTAACTCAAGAACAAATCATTGAACTTGCTAAAGAAGTAGAAATTAGCGATGAAATCGACTGGGACGATTTGCCCTTAGATAAAGATCGCATTTATCAAATCATCGGTAGTCAAACATACGAACTGTATGAAGAATACTCCAAATCAGAAGACGGTGAAGCTATACTCATCGCTACTGTCATTAAGTTATTAATCGAAAACTTTGTATTAAATTTACGTGTTCGAGGAAATAACGTCATATAAATACTAATCTATGCTAAAATATCAGTTATTATTTGTGTTATTGATCGCAGGCTGTGCTGTACAGCCCACACCAGCAAAACCTATTAAACAAGTCGAAACTACATCAAATAAACCAGCATATACCTTGTACGTACCCCCAGAAGAAATATGGCCGGAAGATTATCAATCACCCCCAAAAGTCTGTGCTAGCCCATTTAGAGGAAGTATATTAGAAAGATGAAAAACAAACTTAAGAAAATCCTAGTCAGTCCATGGACTGCTCTCATTACTCTAGCTCTTATTGTAGCTGTAGTCTTTCAAGGACCTACCTTTGTAGAGTCAGTTAGGCTTAGGTACTTTGACACACTTATTGCTGGCCAAAAGCCCACTCAAAATAATATCTATACAGTAAACATAGATGAAGCCACTATTGACAAATATGGTCAGTGGCCATTTAAGCGTGACATATATGCTAATCTAATTGATCAATTATATGCTCACAACGCAGGTTTAGTTGTTTGGGACGTTATGATGCCAGAAAAGGATCGTCAGGGCGGCGATAGTGTATTAGCTTCAGTACTACAAACACAACATAATGTTATTCTTACTAACATGCCCTCACAGGCCAATAAGAATATTCCTCGCAAGCCAGGTAGTGCTGTAATTGGTGCGGACTATTTAGATACTATCATTAACTATCCAGGCATTATTGCTAATATTCCAGAATTAGAAAAGAATGCCGCAGGTGTTGGTATTGCTAACACCCTACCAGAAGTAGATGGTGTTAACCGCAGACTACCATTGTTTGTAGCTAGTAACGGTAGTTTGTATCCGAGCGTGCCTTTAGAAGTCTTACGTGTATTAGTAAATACCTCAACATTCCAAGTTAAACTAAATGCTAACGGTGTTGAGAAAATGCGTGTTCCTGGGTTTAATCCTATTAGCACAGACAGTTTAGGTCGTATTTGGGTAGATTGGTCACAGAAAGACACACAAGTATCCGCAGTTAACTTACCCAAAGACTTTGGTGGTGCTGTGGTCATTGTTGGCCTAAGTGCCGCGGGATTGGGTAATCCAGTTCCAACATCAATTGGCAGTATTTGGCCACAGGACATGCAGGCCGCTGTTATTGGCACACTGGCTAACAATGTAAGTATAGAACGTCCAGACTGGGCGCCTGGTGCTGAGCTATTGGCATTGGTATTAATTAGTTTACTCATTTTAGCATTAAGTCGCTGGGTATATGTGGGTTTAGGTGTAGGCGTTGTATTGCTTGCTAGTTTAGTGCCAGCAAGCATGTATGTGTTTGCGCACTACAAGTTCCTAATAGATGCTATTGTGCCTGTAGCTGGTGGTGTACTTGTTATGCTACACGCTTATGGGGTTAAATTCGTTAGTGAATTTTTACAGAAACAACAAATTAAAAAGCAATTTGGAAGTTATGTTAATCCTACTATTGTTGAAAGACTACAAAAGAATCCAGAGTTGATCAAACTAGGTGGCGAGCGTAAAGAACTATCAATTGTCATGACTGACCTACGTGGGTTTACTACCTTAGGTGAATCGTTTGGTGATGATGTAGAAGGACTTACACAGATCATGAACGACTACATGACAGCATTGAGTATTCCTGTGCTTAAGAACGATGGTACACTGATCAAGTTCATTGGTGATGCTAGCCTACACGTTCACGGTGCTCCATTGGATGATGCTAACCATGCTAAGACTGCGGTACGTACAGCACTAGAAATGATACAGGCCATTGCTGATTTTAATGTGGAACTAACTGCCAAAGGTCGTCCACCAGTGGGCATGGGTGCTGGTGTTAACACAGGAGAAACCTTAATTGGTAACATTGGTGCTAAAAGTAAGTTTGGTTATGATGTCTTAGGTGATAGTGTCAGCACTGCGGCACGTTTAGAAGGACAGACTAAGGCCTATGGTGTATTACTAATTATTGGACCCAAGACTGCTGAGTACGTTAAAGATGACTTCCCTGTGGTGTGGTTAGATAATATTGCTGTTAAAGGTAAAACCATTGGCTTAGATATCTACACTGTGGGCTATACTGTCGCATACAAACACGAAGAATTTAAGAAAGAATATCTACGTGGTAATTGGACTGCTGCACTTAAATGGGCACGTGAATTAGAAGCTGATCCAACTGTGGAAATTAAAGAATACTATCACAAGATGATTGAACGTCTTGAAGAAGGTGTTCCGGCTAATTGGGACGGCACTTATCATGCTACTTCGAAATAGTCTACTAGCACTATTATTGTTAAGTAATTTGTCTTATGCTGTTACAGCTAAAAGTTATCTTGTAACCGACACACAAGGACAAGTTGTTGTTGAAAAAGATGCTGATCAACCACGACCTATTGCTAGTATTACCAAACTAATGACTGTGATGGTTGTGTTAGATGCCAAACAACCGTTAGACGATGTAATTACATTGAACTACAAGCTGGCTCGACAATATCATACGCACTTACCTCATAGTGTAAAGGCACTTACTCGTCAGGACTTAATTGATCTTGCTATGGTTAAAAGCGATAATTTTGCGGCCTATACTTTATGCGCGGCATATCCTGGTGGAGTAGATAAGTGTATAGAAGCTATGAATCTTAAGGCCATGAATCTTGGTATGACCAGCACGCACTACACTGATCCAACCGGACTAGAAGAAACTAATGTCAGCACAGCCCGTGACTTAATTAAACTTATTATCATGGCTAAAGGTTATCCAGGTGTTGTAAATGCTACCAAACCCAGTGTTGAGATTAAAGTAAAGAAACATTGGTATCAGGCATTTAACACTAGCCCTATTGTCAGACAGCACGACGATGATGTTGTTGTAAGTAAAACAGGATTTATTAATTCAAGCGGTGGATGTTTGGTAATGCTAATGAATACACAGTTGGGTCAGCGTATAATTGCCCTATTAGGAAGCCGTAATACTCACACACGCTTCCCAGAAGCAGAAGAACTAATTACCCGTTAACTATCGCCACCTGAGGCGGCCATGTCGTCTTCTGATTTCTTGTGTATCTGATGATTGATTTCTTTTTCAGCTTCTACACGCTCATGTTCAATTGATTTACCACGTAGGTGTAAAACTGTGTTTACTTTTTGATTTAAACGTATTAGGTCGTTGTCTAACATGCGTATACGATCAATAAGCGCAATCAACACAGTGTTAGCATCGCTGATTACAGGTTTAACTTCTTTAGTTGACCATTCCCATACGTATTTGATAATATAGCCCATGCCCACTGCCATAACGATGGGGAAGCCATACTTATTGATTAACTCTACAATATCCATACTTTATCCTAGAAAAACAAGAAACAACCTTGTAACATTAACAGTATACCAACACCTGCTACAGCAAAGCTAGACCAAAACAACATCATGCTAACTGATAAGATACTTGCTGATAATAACACAATCGACAGTTGATAAGCTGTACCAGCATAACCAATCCACGGTGATTTCTTTTTAGCTAGATCACGTTCTGCTTCTAATTTCTTAGCGGCTTCAAATAGTGCTGGTTTGCCTTCATCGCCTAGATCATAACTAGCAGCTTTTTCACTAAATTTCTTAGCTTTAACTGGGTCGTTAGTAGTTTGTGCGGCTAGTTCATACTCAGTCTGTTTGATGCTTTTTGCTTGGTAAAAGTTCCAAATATCGTTAGATTTGATGGTGTTATTCATTACTTTTGAGCTCAAACCGCCACCATACCAAACGTTGAAGGCTAAGAGCGCAGCAAACACATTAATTACCATACCAGCTTTGTCTTTGATTTTTGCTTCACGTTCAC